CAAATGTTTATCACATACTACAGTATATTTCAGACAATGCTTACAATACTAATAATTCTAATACCCACAGACTTGCTGCTACAGTAGATCTTAACGAGTCTATTAATTATATTAATTTACAATTAATGATTAGTAGTCCAACATACGGTGCCTCAGGACAAAATAAAATTGATATAGTACCGTTAGATACTAGTGCAACATCAGTGGCTAACATTGCATTACTTAATAGTGGTAATATGATAGTTGCTTGGGGAAGCAAAGTATTTGGTATAACTAATTATACAAAATATTCTAGCACTCGTGCTACAATAACTCTAGATAGCAATTTAGATAAAGATGCATTCCAATCAAATTATGGGGCTAAGTTTGCATATCTAAAAGTAGGATTCAAAGCAGGAGTAACTGCTACTATTACAACACAGATATCATTAATGAGAGCAACTGGGCACGATCTAGTTGATATCGGAACTGGTAGTTTTGCTGATTCTAATATTCCGGCTAATATATATGGTAATCCAGTTAATTCCAAATCTCAAGCAAATGAAGTACAAGAGATAGGCGAGGGTAGAGTGTTTTATGCTACTACCGACCAAGATGGTAATATAAGATTTGGAAAGTATTTCTTAGTTAATCAAGGAACTGGATCTGTAAAGTTTGCTGCCAATGTTGGAATTTCAAATCTAGATTCATTACAATTTACACACGGTGCAGAAATACGAGAATTTAGTCAGGATTCAGCAATGTTACGACATTCAGATTCTGTAGTACCAACTGAGGCAGCTATCTCTGATTTTGTTAGCAGAATAACAGGATTAACATATCCAGGACATACACTTCAAACTACTCAAAAATTAGGACCTGGGTTTTTAGCACTAAATGGTATTACACCGTTTGGTACTGAAGTCGAAGGCGATCCAAAAACTCAATACCTAAACATGAATAGCCACCAGATAAAGACTCTAGCAGGGCCAACTAGTGATAGCGATGCTGCTAATAAAGAATATGTTGATAATGTGTTAGTGAATACTGATACAGTAAGAACTGGTGTCCTAGGCTTTACAATGGCAGATAGCGCAACTGGCGTTATTAATATGAATAGCAACAAGATAATAAATGTTGCTACTCCGACTGCTACTGGAGATGCTGCTAATTATGGATATGTAAATACTAAAGCAAACATTGGTGCATTAAATGATATTACACTTTCGAGCATTGCTAATAATCAAATATTATATTATGATAATAGTTCAGTTGGATATACTGGATCAAATGCTAAATGGAGAAATAGTTTATTAAAGAATGCAAATGTAGATTCATCAGCAGCTATAGCACAAAGTAAATTATCCCTTAACAATTCTACTGCTGCTTTGTCAGATGTAGACGCTACAAAAGGTATATCAAGTTTTAATAGTGCTAATTTTGATGCTACTAGCGGGTATGTAAGTATTAAACTTAATGGCCTAGCATTAGATAGGATGACACAAATAGGGGCTGGTTATGTTTTAGGAAATAAACAAAATGTTACAGCAAATGTAACAACAGTTACTTTTGCTGATGTAGTAAATTCTGCTATCTCAGGAACTGACACAGGTCTATTACGAAGATCAGGGGCTTCTCAATTTGCTACTATTGCATATAGTAGCCAGAATAATGTTAATAGTATAGTCCAACGTGATAGTAGTGGAAATTTCATAGCAGGAGATCTAACTGTTACATCATTATCGGCTAGTGGAGATCTTAGTGGTGCAAATGTTTCTGCTAGTAGCGGAGTTTCGGGTGCTACAGTAACTTCTACAAGTGAAATGAAGGCTGGCACAGAAATATGGTTGAATGATGAAAAATTATTAAATGTTAATGGTAATGTTACCCAAATGTTTACACAAAATGGCGACAAAGTAATGTCATTTGGTGGTAGTCAAAATTCTCCAACTGGTAAATTCTATGGAACTTGGACATTAGAGACAGGAGCAACTTTACAATCAACATATGCTGACTTAGCAGAATATTATGAAGCAGATAATAGTTATGAATACGGTACAGTCGTGATGCTTGGCGGTGATAAAGAAATTACTATTGCTAAAGGACAAGGAACTACAAAGGTTGCTGGTGTAATTTCAAGAAATCCTGCCTTTATCATGAATGAGAAATGCAAGGGAATAAAGTTAGCGGTGGCATTACAAGGGCGTGTTCCATGTAGAGTTGTTGGATCGATAAGAAAAGGTGATTTACTCGTAGTAAGCATGGTGTCAGGTGTTGCTATGGCTAGCACTGATCCAAAAGCAGGAAGCATTATTGGTAAAGCACTCGGAGATTATGATTCAAGTCGTGTTGGATTGCTAGAAGTATTAGTAGGTAAACACTAATAAATATAACGAGGGCAGGAAATGACTATAAAAACAATAAATGTAGGTAATGTTGTTAATGATGGGTCAGGTGATGATCTGCGAACTGCCTTTGTTAAAGTTAATGATAACTTCGCTGAATTAGATAATCGACATGGGGAAGCAAATACCGCTTCAAATATTGGAGATGGTGAAGGATTATACAAAACTAAAGTTGGTACTAACTTAGAATTTAAATCATTAGTAGCAGGAAGTGGAATAGATTTAGTATCAGATACTACTACAATTACAATTTCTAATGCTGAAGATCAACTAAACAATCAAATTAGCAATCAATTAAATATTGCTCTTAATTCTTATGATTTTGGAGGAATACAATTTGGAAGTAATAATGTTATAGAATTCATATTACAAGCAATGACAATTGACTTTGGATCAATAACATCACCTGCTTCACTTAACTTAGATTGCGGAGTTACTGATAATGTTATACTTACAGAAGTACCAAATGACTTAACTGAATTTGATAGTGGTGGCGTTACAGGAAATTACATATACCAAGCTGACAGCGGATCGGCTACAACAACAAATTATACATCTGAATTCGATGGGGGATTAGCATAATGACTGTAAAGATTAAATTACGTAGAGATACATATACAAATTGGTATACTGCTAATCCCATATTAGCACTAGGGGAACCATCCTACGATACTACTAATAATAAGATTAAAGTTGGAGACGGATCAAGTTCCTGGAGAAATTTAAACTACTTAACAGGCAGTAGTGATGCTGGGGTTGGTTATACCGGATCAGCAAGCACTGTTGTAGGATATTGGGGATCAGTTGGGTATACTGGTTCAATAGGTACAGGCTATTGGGGATCAGTTGGGTATACCGGGTCATGGGGATACTTTGGATCAGTTGGGTATACTGGTTCATTAGGTACAGGCTATTGGGGATCAGTTGGGTATACTGGTTCAGCTACACGAATCCCAACAGGCGGAACTACTGGACAAGTATTAACTAAAAATTCCGGAACTGACTACGATGCTGGATGGGCAACTCCGTCAGGGGGCGGAGGTGCTGGGCTTACAAGTAGGACAACAGTAAGTGTTACTACTTCTAGCCTAGCAGACAATGCTAGTGGAAATGCTTCTATAACCGGATTTAAAGGTTATGGGTTGTATAAGATACAAACATCTGCCGCAGCATGGGTTGTTATATACGATAGTGTGGCATCTAGAACAGCAGATATAAACGCTGCTCGTGATCAAAATACAGATCCAGCACCTGGTAGTGGAGTAATAGCAGAAGCCATTACAACGGGATCACAGACTATAAAGTTAAGTCCCGGAACTATAGGATATAGCGACGAAAATAGTCCAACTACTGCTATACCTATAAAGGTAAAAAATCTAAGTGGCGGTGCTACTACTATTACAATTACGTTAACTCTTGTATGCTTGGAGGTATAAATGATACCTATTACAGATATTGAACAGAAAGAATATATAATAACTCTGAAAAATTTTAATGATCTAGAATCATTCTATAATGATATGGAATCTGAAGGATCTTCAGTTAGTTCGATACCTGTAAGAGAAATTGTATGTACTGAACGTCGACCAATGAGTCGTAATACTCAGTATATGTTAACTAAAAAAGAATATCTAAAAATATCTAAAGATACTAGAGTTGAAATAATAAACTTACATCCTCGTTATTTAGGATTAAAAGCTGATATATTCTTACCTCCCGAAGAAGAAGAAGTAGAGGATTTATCGTCTTCAACAAGAGAACAATCATCATCATATTTTAACAAGTCAACATCTACAAGTAACAATATGAAAAACTGGGCATTATTAAGATGCTATGAAGGAGTACCTAGATCAAATTGGGGGTCAGATGGTACTACTGATCAATCTGGAACTATTAAATTAGCACAGACTGGAAAGAATGTTGATATTATATTAATCGATGCAGGAAATCCTGATATCAATCATCCTGAATATGCTGTTAATGCTGATGGAACCGGCGGTAGTAGGATGGTACCATTTAATTGGTTTCAGTATGATCCAATAGTTAAAGGATCAGCACCAAATACATATTTTATTTCAAGTAATCCGCATTCAGTGCATGTATCTGGAACGTCAGCTGGGAATACACAAGGCTGGGCTAGAGATGCTAATATCT